TGGACGCTCATATCGTATTTGAGGAGATCGGGTAAATGGCGGTTTACCGCATACCGTTCTGGCGCAGGCGTTTTGTAAAGAACGCCGCGTTCCTGCTCCCGCAGGGCGTGGGGCAGACTTTGGCGTCAGTAGCGGAGTCGTATCACGTCAACGCGGGAGATAATATCACCATCACCATCGGCCATCGCATTGCAACGGTGGCCGAAACGGTGCAGGTCTGTGCCGGGGACAGCATGATGCTGACCATCGGGCACGTCTTGGCGTCTGTGGCTGACGGGACGAACGTCAACGCCGGGGACGGAGTGACCCTTGCCATCGCCCATCCCCTTGCCAGCGTTGCGGACGGAACGCAGGCCAATCTGGCCGACAGCCCCGCATATACTCAGGCGCACAACATCACCATTGCCGAAAGCTACAATGCCAACATAGCCGACTCCCCCGCGTACACGCAGTCGCACCTGTTGTCCGTAACGGATGGTGTGCAGCAGAACGTGGCTGACGGTGTCGGATTGGGCGGGAACATAACGCTTGCGTCTGTCGCAGATGGGACGCAGCTCAACGTCGCTGATTCGATTACCCTGTCAATCGGACACATCCTCGCCAGTGCCGCAGACGGCGCACAGGTAAACGCCGCCGATGCACCGGTTCCGGTTCACGGTTACGTCTTGACCGCTGGCGAAAGCGCGGTTGTCAATGCAGCAGACGGCCCGAGCCTGAAGCAGCACCACGTCATCACGGTTAGCGACGGCGTAAATGCCAATGCCGGGGACGGGGTCACGATTTACGCGGGCGGGGCGCTCCCCGTTGCGGAAGGCATACAGCAGAACGTTTCCGATGCCCCGGATATTATTCAGCACCATGTCATCGCGGTATCGGAAGCCGTCAACGAAAACCATGCCGACAATATTACGCTAGGCGTCGGGGCAGATGTCCCCGTGACGGCAGGCGAGGGTGTACAGGTCAACGTCTCCGGGGCGGTCAGTCTCATCCAGGGGCAGGTCATCACTGTAGACGACGGCGCGAACCTCTCCGTTGCCGATGCCATTGTCGTTATCATCGGGCACACGATTTCCGCGCAGGATTCCGGGCAGATTATCGCCTCAGACGAGATCACCCAACTCATTCAGCAGCACCATATCACCATCAGCGACGGAACGCAGGAACAGTACGCCGACGGGGTTGACTTCTCCACGAAGGTCACGCCTGACGACACCTACAACGCAAACGCCGCCGACGGAATTGTCCTTGAAGTGCATACCAGGACACACGGCAGGAAGCTCAGAACGTCGAATCCGGTCAGGGACCATCACCGGCAGTCGAAAATATACGTCAACACCTATCGCCGCGCGGGCGACGTGTGGAGGTCGAGATAATGGCGCTTGTGCTGATTACGGAGGCAACCGGGGCGTGCGTGACGATTGACGAAATCAAGGCGCACCTGCGGCTCTCCACGTCCGACACGTCGGAGGATGCCCTGCTCAAAGTCTATCTGATGGCGGCGCAGAACGAAGCTGAGAACAAGACGAAGCGGGCGCTCATGCCGCAGACGTGGGAGTTGGTGCTTGATGAATTCCCCGATGGCGGAATTGAGATCCCACGGCCTCCCTTGTCGTCCAACTCTACCGACCTCAGTATTAGCTACATCGACTCAAGCGGGGCGACGGCTACCCTTTCGGCCACGGCCTATTCCATTGACGGGGATTCCGAGCCCGCGTGGGTAGTGCCGTCCTACGGCAACGATTGGCCGGATACCTACGACGTGATGAACGCCGTCCGGGTCCGCTACAAGTGCGGATATGCGTTGAGCGGGGCTTCTACAGCCACGACTCCATATGCGATCAAGGCGTGGGTCAAGCTCCGCGTGGGGGCGCTTTATAACAACCGGGAAAGCCTGTCCGTCGAACCGGGAATGCAGACGATGATTGAGCTTCCACGTCCCTTTGTGGACGGGCTTCTGGATGGGTACACGGTGATTAAGATATGAGGGCGGGTCAACTCAACAGGAAAATAAGCATCCGCAAGAGCACGTCAACATCAGACGCATACGGCGGACAGATACCGACGTGGAGCACGTTTTTGAATGACGCATGGGCGCGGGTGCGTCCCCTGTCCATGCGCGAGATGTGGCAAGCCGATCAAGTGTCATCCCCGATTGATACGGAATTCCTGATTCGCTACGCGACGGGGATAACCCCGAGCATGTTGGTTTATTACGACGGCAAGGAATACAACATCCATTCCGTGATTGACGTAGGGGACAGGCGTACAGACCTGCGGATACTGGCATCGAGGCGGTCTACATGATCGACATGACGATTGAGCAAAAGGGGCTCCGCGAGCTTGACGAGAAGTTGAAACTTCTACCCCTTGAGATTCAGCGCACTATCGGACAGCGGGCGCTCAACAAAGGGGCGAGGCTTGTCAGGGACGAGGCCCGCAAGAGGGCACCTATTGGCAAGGCATTTTATCGCTACCCATACGGGACGACGGCACGCAATAAGCGGCGAATCGGCCAGTTGCGCGATAGCATCGTCATTGCCAAGGGAAAGCCGTCCAAGGGCGCAGAGATCGTCACGAACGTCAAGCCGAGGCTCAAGACGGGCTTCTACGGGCTTTTTATCGAGAAGGGGTGGGTTCCTACGGGAAGGACGAAGAATATCAGGCGGGCCTACGGGCTGACCGTGCGGGAAGCCAGGGCTAGGGCAGCGAGGGGAAGGGCGAAGGTTCCGGGCCGCCCCTTTATTGAGCCCGCCCTTGTGATGAACGCAGGCCGCGTGCTCGACGCCATACAGAAGGAACTTGGCAGGCTCATCGAATGGAGGATGAGGAAGAACAATGCCGGTTGAGTCAAAAATATATTCTCTGCTTTCGGGGTCAACGGTAGTCACGTCCGTTACCTCAACGCGCATATACCCGATGGCCGTCCCTCAAGGCTCGGAAGCCCTCCCCGCGCTTGTCTATTCGAGGATCAGCGGTCATCGGGTCAATGCCTTAGATGGGTACTCGAATCTTGAGAACCCTACGATACAGTTTGATTGTTGGGCGACAAGCTATGCGGGTGCGAAAGACCTAAGTACCCGCGTCGCAAGCGTTATGGGTTCCGCAACGTCGTTTAAGGCGCTCATGGTCAACGACCTTGACGCGCTGGAATGGGAACTCGGCTATTTCCGGTTAACGCAAGAGTGGAGTGTCTGGAACAAGGACACATAGGAGGTAACTAACTAATGGCGATTGAAACCCAAGGCTGTGTGCTCTATTGGAGCACGACGACCTCCTTATCGACGGTTATCTCCATCGGTGAGGTTGTCGGGTTCAATGGCCCCACTGGCAGCGCGAACGTCATTGACGCTTCGCACTTGGGCTCGACGGCCAAGGAAAAGATGATCGGCCTCAGAGACGAAGGGCAGATCACTCTTGACTGCAACCTCGCGCCAGCGGACTCGGGGCAGGTAAAGCTCCGCGAGTGTCGCGCCGCCAGGACGCAGGGGAATTGGGCTATCAAGATGACGGACACGGCCATCACAATGCTGAACGGGCACGGGTACGTTTCAGGCTTCTCGGTCACGGGGGCGGTGGATCAGGTTGTCAAGGCATCCATCACCATCGAGATCAGCGGGGCCGTCACTTACTCGACTGTCGCGTAAGGGGGTGATGGGAAATGGCAATCGAATCTCAGGGCGCAATTTTCTTTTGGTCTACTTCAACGGCGGCTTCTACGTCTACGTCTCATGCCGTCGCGGAAGTGGTCGGCTTCAACGGGCCTACGGGGTCGGCCAATGTGATCGACGTTAGCCACTTGGGGTCCACTGCAAAGGAAAAGCTCATCGGCCTTCGGGACGAGGGACAGGTGAGCTTCGATGTCAACTTCAGGCCGGGCACCACGGGCCAGGACTACCTTCGGACCTGCCGTGCCAACCGGAGCATGAAAAAGGCTGTCATTCAGCTCAACGACAACACGACGGAAGTGGCGAAGACGAAGATCATTTTCGACGCCTACGTCAGCGGGTTCTCGATTACGGGTGCCGTCGATCAGGTTGTGAAGGGTTCTATCACGCTTGAGATCACCGGGGCCTGTACCTACGCAACGGCTCTTTAATGGGTAAAGCGGAGGGCTTAACCATGTATCTCACAAAAGACGAAATCCTTGCGGCCAAGGACACGAAGTATGAGGACATCGACGTTCCCGAGTGGGGCGGCAAGGTGCGGATCAAGTGCATGACGGGAAGTGAACGGGACGCCTACGAGGCATCCCTTTACGAACTCAAGGGCACGGAAGTGAAACTTAACAGAGAGGACATGCGGGCAAAG